TGAAAGTTCAGGAGTACTGGTGCCCAGTTCCATCGTTTCATTTTCCATGTGGAATCCTTTCGGTTATTCCTATTGTAAAGAAAATAGTGTCCCAAATTATAGATTTGGTAGTTCCAAACCCATCTGATTCTGCAATTGGGCCAACAATTCGGGCGGTACTCCACCCGTAGCCTCAAACACTTGCTGCGGAGGCGGCTGTGGGCCACCCATGCCGCCCGCCATCGGCGGCGGCGGCATACCCTGTGGAGGTGGCCCCTGCGGAGGTGGTCCCTGTGGAGGTCCACCCTGCGGAGGCATCGCTGGCTGTTGCTGCACCAAAAACTTGTCGGGGTCTTGTATCCCAAATCCGTACGAAAGTACATACCGTGCCAACTCGGCAGGGTCAATAATTACGCCGACCAATGGAGCCAAGGCGTTCATCAACGAAATCGCCTGCTGGCGACGACCCGTTTCGTTCAACGGCTGCGTTGAGCCACCCTCAACGCTGAAATCGTATTCACCGATAATGTCATCTCGCGTGTACGCGACGTAATGCTGCTCGCTGTTCTTGCCCGCGATACGAACCATCTGGTTACGGGTCATGTACTGCTGCATCAACTGGATAACGTGACGGGCCACCTCGCCAATACAAATTTCGACCATCGCCAACTTGTCAGAAGCACGCGCATTCCCTGCATCTGCAATAATTGATGCCTCGGTTGCNGTACGACGAATCTCAGGCATCTGCCCACGGGCGTATTCCGATACGCCGCTGACAGTGTTTACATCATTTTCAATAATCGTAGAATGATTATACATTTCAGGAGCCAAGGGCACCTGCGGTAACGGTACCACAATTTCACCCAGCGGCCTGTTCTCGTCCACAACGGGAACAAACCGTCCATCTTCATCAGATTCCAACGCTTCTCGGCCCTCGGGGCCAAATGAGCGTTCATGGTACAGATACTTGCGTGCGTATCGCTTACGATGGTTAACCATCTGCGTGCGAGTCTTGTTCAATTCTTCCTGTAGCGACTCAATGGCTTCCAAGTCGCCCATTGGATAGAATGCGTCAGGAATATCGTAGTTGCGGAGCAGAATATACGGATGCCCGAAATCGTANGGCATCGGAGTCGGATCAAGCAAGTAGTCGTCGGCCCCGTCGGCACAAACCGACAACAGCCCCTCTTCAATATCATAGTATTCGTACAGTGTGACCCGCTCAATCAGGTCAGAGTACTGGTCGCGTTCGTCGTCGTTTTCCCAACGAATCTTCAAGCCAGAATCGGCTTGCAGATTCTGCCGAACGCTTCTGCGGAATCGCTTGTCGCGTCGAACCTCTTCAATCGGACGCACGATACGCTGTGCAACCCACTTAGCATCTTCTAAGCAGGTTGCTTCGGGGTCAACAAACATGTCGAATGGCGAAATACGTTCCACAAACGGCTGATCCGCAATAATTTCCATCTGCGTAGACGGAATCGACGCTATAATATCGTCGTCTGTTGGCAGTTGGCCCCCCAACTCAGGGTTTTCAGCAGCAAATTCGGTAATTTCGCTAACAGACTGGGCGTAATCGTCGTCCATTTCCTCCCCCGACAACCGCCGCTCCTCCTCAACGAACTTCCAACCAACCTTCAACCAGCCGTGGCCGATAATCAAAAAATCTTTGACCGTACGGCGAAACGGCTTACGGTAGTCGTAGTGACGCCACAAATAATTTGCAACCGCTTCAACAAAAACAGCACGATCAGCGTCTTCCTGCCTGTTGGCAGTCACCGTGATCTTCGGATTNTTCACCGCAACCGCTGGCCCAATCACATTGATCGTAGAAAACGCCAAATTGACCGAAATGCGGTCTGTGGGAANGCCAACACCGCCAATATCCCAATATGTCTTACCACGGTACAAGTCGATCATGCGACGCCACTTGTCCTCGTAACCCTCGTCGTGGCGCCAACGCTTCGCCATCTCCAAGCGTTCTTTAGTGTTCTCGTACCGCTCCGAGCGGCTCTTTCGTGCCATAACCTACACCCAACGTCGCCCAACGTACACAGGGTCTTTCCCCGCTGCACGCGCTTCCGATAGTACCTTCTGTTCGCGTTCCTTCAACGTCATATGCTGCTCATCAGGCGGCAACTGGGAACGGTACCCGCGCCCAGTCACAACCGTCAAACTCAACGTCTTTTGACGAAACTCCCACATACTTTGCAACTCATCGTCAGACAGCGGACCCCGCTGTCCAACGATGTAGTCACAAAATTCCGTATAGGAAGCGTCAGCAGGCAGAATCAACGAACAGCAGAGTCGGGCTGCTTGGAAGCAGGCTCAACCTTGCCCGTGACACCATGCTGGTTCTTAGGCGTCGAACGAGGCGTCGTTTCCGACGACTTGGCCTTACCCAAACCAACAGTGGCCTTCTGCGACCCGCCCGGTCGGGCGGGGCCGTTATACAACATCGAAGTGTTATTCAGAATAGGCTTTGCACCCGCTCCGACATCGTTATACTTAGCCATTCGGCCAATTGCCATAGGACTCTCCTTTGTTCAGTATGTCCTACAAGAATGCTTATGCTGTCCCACGAGACAGATAAGTACCAATAGTATCATCCGTTGGGGCACCCGACGGAATCTGNTTCATCCACCAATCAAACGTCCACGTATCATCCACATGCTGCACATACTCAGGCACATACGCAAACTTGCGCATCTGATTAGCCAACGCCAACGCCATAACCCGATCATCATACGGCGAACCAGACATCGACCCGCGCTCATTACGCACAAACGTACGCAACTCTGCAATCGTAGGATCACAATGCAAAATCAGTTCATCATTCTTCAAAGCCTTCGCCAAATCATCAATCATCAACGGCTTAGACGTACGCGACGTTTTCCACCCATACTCCTGCGAAATACGTTGAGAAGACTGATTCAACGCCCGACGACGATACATATTCGGATACCCCAACTGNCGCAACACCGTAATCGTCGTCAAACCGTGGTTATTGGCCTCAACGCAACAAAGAGCATTGCCATACCACAACCCCAAACGGTACACCTCGGTAGCCAACTCATCAGGCGGAATACGCCCATGCCAGACAGCGACCTGCTCACCCTTCTTAACATCAATAACCTGAATACACGAATAATCGCCATGCCCCAACCCCTCAGCAGTATCCACACCCAAAACATACCCCGACCAACGCTCAGGACGCTCCCACACCGTCAACATCGGAACTCCAAAACATTCTTCGGGGCTTCATGGAGATAGCCGTCAACACCCTGTCGAACATGCACACGCATATCGTTAAGAACGTCAAGATCGAATACAGGATTACCAGAACGAACAAATGCGTCCTCGGCACTCGTCGGATACTCCTGCGCGAGTTGCCACGGCAACATCGAATCCTTCTTACCTTCATACCAAGCCTCATCCCTATCCTCGGAAGCAGACCACGGAAAAAACATAGCATCAAACTTGTTGTTCCCCGTAGACGCCCCATTCCACAACTGATGAAAAAAATTCCCCGACCCATTCGCAGTAGACAACCCGATAATACGGCCACCCACATCGGCAACAGGCTCAATAGACGCCCACGCCTCCTCAGGGTTCGGCAGAAACGCCCACTCATCCACAACCACCAACGTAGCAGACTCACCACGCGCAGGGTCAGATGCCGAAGGCATCGACGTAATCTGAGAACCATTATCAAACCCCATGCGTTGCTGATGCTCCATCAACGACTGCGGACCCCGCTCAACCATCCACACAGGCAAATGCTTAAACCCGTACTTAGTCTTCCTCAACAACAAAATCGACTCCCGCTCTGTACGCGACAAATCGATAACGTTCTGATCGTCGTGAAAAAACGCCAACCAAAACTGATGCGCAGACACCAACGTCGTCCACCCAATCTGACGAGCCTTCAAAGTCAACGAATAACGATTACTTTCCCACCGACGCAACGCCTCAGACTGCGCCCCACGCAACTTGAATAAAATACGGCCATGAGCAGGATGCGCAATATGCCAATAATTTTCCAAAAAATAGACTTCGCTGCGTTGACATTTACGCCACTCAGCCTCCTGCCTCAATTCCCCCAGCCGACTCACCGAAACAACTCACTCTCGCCAATGGCTGGGATTATCGTCCAAAAAACGTTCGTAATCGCCAACCTCACGCAAAACAATAGTCACACCNCCAGACGAAGAGTCTGGAGAATCTCCCCTAACGGCCACTAGAAACCCGCCGACAGCAGCAACAAGAGCAGCAANCGCACCGATAACCTTGGCTGCATTCCCGCCATCTATTGACACGATTCACAAACTTCGGGATTTTCCAATCCGCATGACAGCACATCACCTGCACCAACCCAACCTAGATGATCTTCCCAACCGTCAGCGTCCTGAACATCTCCATCAGGATCCGTCATCTTCCGACACGACCGCTACGACCTCGGCGATGATCCCTCAAGGCACGCACAGCCGCCCCAGCAGGACTGGCATCCGCAGGAGTCTCAGCGGACGCAGGACCAGCAAGGCCAAGCAAAGCCAGCAAACCAGTACCACCAGCCGCAGCGGCACGACCAACCGCAGGAGCAGCCTTCAATGCGCCACCCACTATGCCACTGCCACCACCCGTCAAACCAAGACCAGCAATTGCAGTCGCAATCAAAGCCGCATCACGAAGCGACAAGCCCCCGCTCCCCAAATCACCCGTCACAGGCTGGAATCCCTGAGGTACAGTTTGCAAACTCCGCATCGCAGAAAACGTTGACTCATCCAAAGTCTCATCACCAGTACGCCCCTCCTCCTCGGCTATAAGCGCCTCCTCCTCCTCCGTCGCCGGTACAGCATCCAACGGCGGTTCAGCCCTAGACTCGCCCTCGTCCTCTTCGAGAGGCACAGGAGTTTGAGGCGGTTCTCCTGCACGAATCCTACGAAGTTCCTCCAACCCATAGCGACGCTTAGACTCAGGAATTGGCTGACGTTGGCCGGGATCAAATAACTGACCCTCACCGCCGCTCATAGCGAAGTTTGTCCCACCCAACAATGACGGCGAAGGTGACACAGGAGGTGGAGGTACAAACCCTCCCTGACCCCCAAACAACCTTTTCGCTTCAGGAGACAACGTCTCGACATCAACGGATCAGGTCCGCGACTCTCTGGTGGAAAATCGTCCTCGGCCTCCCGCTTACGGGCATCATACTCCGCCTGCTGCCGCTCATTTCTCGGCGGAGCAGGCAAACCCTCAGCGGCACGGCGACGGTTATCTGCCGACACGGCCCGATCTACCACCAGTTCCAACGGAAAAAGACTCTCTGAACCGAGGATCTCAAAAGCCTCATCATACTCCATGTCGGGATTTTCCGCCACCACTTGCTCAGCAGCCGCGCCCATCGCCTCGCGAGTAGTGCCCTCGGCACTAGCAACCGCCTCTACGATCTCACTCGGAGTAGCCACCCCCTCGGAAACCAAAGTACGGATCAAACCGATTCGAGCATCATCCGACCAAACCGTACTGCCTGTAGCACCCACCTGCTCCTCCCCCAGTTCTCTAGCCCATTCCTGCCAGTTGTCAATACGTTCCCACAACTCCTCCAACTCCGTCGCGTCCATCGACTCCCCACCACGCATTCTATCAGGATGGTGGCCGTTAGTCTGCAACGGTGTACGCCGCGGCCTAGACCGCACCCCCATCCGACCCTGAACCGGCCTAACTGGCATCAGGCACCGGCCTCAAATGCCGCAACTCCGACTCCAACTCCTCAAACAACTCCTCATCAGACAACGACGCAGCCAAACGCTCATCATCAACAACGACCCGACGCTTCGGAGTGAACTTCTCAACGTATTGCAAATACAAAGAAGCAGCCTTCACATCCCCCGCCGCAGCCGCCACAAACAAAGCATCCACAACCGCCTGAGTCCTCTCAGGATGAACATTCAATTCAGCCGACCGGCGGTCCCACTCCCGAACAAAACGCTGATCACGCTTAATACGCCGAACCGAATCCTCATGGATACCATGATCAGCCGCCCACTCCTTCTGAGTTTTCGGCTCACGATCCAACCCCCGCAACACCCAATCCAACAACTCCCCCCACAAATCAGGCATCACCTTCTCACCAGACTCATTCACCTTCCAACCCCTGCCACCACCGTTCTGAGCCACAACCAACCTCCACAAGTCTCGCCTATACACCGCCAAACTGTCCCACCAAAAGAAATCTTCCGAAATGTGGGACAAAGTGACCTATACAGTAACGGGGGGGCCGAGTGCCCCTCAGGCACTCGGCCCCCCCCACGGTA